AGTGGCATTTGCGGTATAACTTTTTACATTTTCCTGTGTCAATGTCCCAGTATCGGAAACTTTAATTGTCTCGGAGTAATAATAATTGGACGCATTACCAGTCCACGCCGATGCAAACAGGTATCCACTCACCATATCCCCCAACACATACCCCGCCTCTTTCGCATCATCTCCCTCCTGGTAAGCGTTGCGGTTCGTGGAAGTTAGGTAGGTGACGTGGGTGCCGGGGGGAACGGCTGGATAAGCATCTACATACTGTAATTTGTTCACAAGAATCCAGCCATTATTGTTAGAATTCAGGGTTACAGTTGCGTCTGATGGTATATAATAAATCTTATTCGTATCTAAATTAACTGGACCTTTACCAAAAGAATATCTAAGTTGTATATATTTGCCGTTAAGAACAGTAACAGGGCTCGGAACACTATTTGTAGAAATTACGGAATTAAGATTTACTACTCCATTCTCATTTACAGTGATTTCCGTACTATATTTTAGTTCAGCAGTGGTATCCCCAATTAAAAAAATTAATGCATTAGATACTGTTTGATCTCCTACGTTATTTCGATTAGTAGTGTCATCCACCAATCTGTACCCTGCCGGAATCTCCTCCTCCGTAACCACCGTCTTCCTCCACACATGGACATTGCCGATGTTTGCAAGCACGCCAAGGGAAGCCCCAACACTGAGGTCCCCTGTCAGTCCCATCTTTTGGGCCGGGGTGGTATAGTCACCCAGAGCGTGAATGCTCTCTTCGACACTATCTGTAATAGCCTGCATCTCCGCAGCATCCATAGCAGGTGGCTGATTGTTCTCCCATATAGGGGATTCATACTTTCCGTTTACAATCGGCATCCTCGTTCCCCTCCTCTTTCAAGCCCTCCGCAGGCATCTCTGCTCCTGCTTCTCCTTTCTCCAGCGGATCTACCCCGGCTGTCGGTTCCCGTTCCACGGGTATTTCCTCTACCCGCGCCACTTGGGCGCCGCCTTTACGAAACTGGGTCCCGTGGCACAGCCAGTAGCGGTCGTTCTCTCCCACCAGGGGCAGCCTCGCTCCGCTTTTCAGCACGACAACTCGTTCCAGTCCCCCGGCGCTTCCCTGCTTTTTCGCGCACATAGGCAAAATCCTCCTTTCAGACTCAAATCCATACTTGTGCCCAGCTGTTTCTAAAATAGAAACAGCTATTTTTTTATTCCGGCCACCCTGTCACCGTCGCCTCCGGGAAATCGTTCACCGACACACAACTGATGGTCATACTCCCCGTGCTGGCCAGCGGTCGGGAAAATCCCTGAATCAGGTGCCGCTCCACCGGGCTGCCTGGCTTGTCCGTCCGGATAATTGTGACCAAGTTATTCACGTCCAAGTGGTACATCTGACTGCAAGAAATGGTCACTGCCTTTTGCAACACGGTCGCCCGCTTCAGCTTCCACACGGCCAGGTCCTGGCACATCTGGTCCGTCCCATACCCTGCTTGGCTCTCCCGATAGGTCTTTTTCCCAATAGCATATACATTGGTATCACTCATAGGATCGTAGTTGGTGGCCCGCCCGGCGGGCTGACTGTTGTCATCCAGCAGTTCCCCCAGCACAATGTAATCGTTGTAAACCTCAGTGTTCTTCATCGTGTAGCTCTGGCCTAAAATCTGGGCTTCATTCATGGAGAACTGCCACAAAATGGGCTTATCCGTGTCTAGGATATCATCTTGGCTGGCGTCCAGCCGCAGCGCCCCGGTGTTGTCATATCCCACCCAGGCATTTACCATGGCTGCCAGCCCCAGCACCACATCCGCATAGGTCCCACCATCCCCTTCCACCCGCAGGGTATAAGGAGCATCGGTCAAGGCTGCATCCGACCCGTCCGGTAGTTTCTGGGTTTTCCCGTTGTAATACTCGGTAAAGACAGGCGGCACTCGGTCCACCGGATATCCGTTTCCCCGGGGCAGCCCCAGAAGCGCTGCAATGGGGGTAAAGATGTTGCTCCCTGCCTTCACCTCGTAGGTCCCTTCCAGGTTTCCAAACAGGGTCCCGTCCAGCATGGCCCACTTGTCCACCAACGGATAGGTAACGGTCCGGTTCCCCGGCTCTATCGTCTCCGTGGGATTTTCAATCAGAAAGACCCCCTGCTGGATGTAGAAATCTTCCCCATTGGGCAGGATCAGCCCCTCATCCAAAGCAATCTCTTGCCCGAACCAGATTTTGTTGATGTTATAGTCAAAGGCCCCATCCACGTTGGAGATGGTCACCGTGGCGTTCCTCCGCTGTCCATTCTGCAAGTTGGCGCTGATCGTACCATCGGCAATGAAAGCTCCGCTTCTGACATTTCCAGGATTGTTGTCCAGTGAGAAAGCAGTGGACCCGTCAGGATTCAAAAAACGCAGCCTGCACAGTTTCACAAACGGTCTGCGTAACGCTTTCATGTAGGCCAAGTTCTTCTCCGCATTGGTCATCTCTTCACCACCTCATGCCCCCCATTCCTCAAGGCAAGGATATTCCGCCACATGCGATAAAAAGAGGGCTGACCATGCGCATTCACGCACAGTCAGCCCTCTTTGGCTCTTCCCGACGGCCATTTCCGCCGGGGTATATTTTATGATTATTCTACCCTGAGATGGGGGGCTTTGTCAACCGAAAACTCGTGCCATACTCCCGCTACCTATAGAGGTGGACGAGTCTTGCTGAATTTTACTAAAGCACCGTCAGTGCCCCATCTTCCCCTTGGGAAAGCTCGCCAAAGCTCGATGGAATAGCATTCACCGTCACCTGTGTCAGGCCAGTAAAACCGATGTCCGGTTTCACCACCTGCGTCCCCTTGGTGGGTGTGACCTCCTTCTCCTGCAAAACGCTGGACCCTGCCTCGCCCACACAGCACAGGCTGCCCACGGTGGTCCACCCCGTATCCTCCGGAGTCAGCAGGATACTCTCGCCTTTCCCGCTTCCCACTTGCACCCAGGGCAAAGACACCGTCTGGGCCTGGGCCGCACTCCCGTCCCACGTCTCCATCCCCACGGGGCCCGACGTGCGGATCTCCATCAAGTCTCCCTTCCGGTTTTTTAAGAAAAGGGTATTCGTGGTGGTAGACAGTCCATAGATGGCGTCCCGCAGCGCAATGCTGTCACGGTACTTCCCCGTTTTCTTGTCAATGACGCCAATCAGGCTTCCCAGCGTTCCCTCCTGGTAGTTGGCCGGGTCAATCTGCACAGTGGGATACTGAGTAAAGTTCTTCAGCACCTGGGGGCTGTTGCCATTGGTGATGCTCCCGCTCACCAGATTCTTGCCAAAGGAAAACTCTTGTTCCACAACCCAGCCGCCGTCCGTTCGGGCGGCACACGACAATACGGTCCAGTTCCAGAAACAAGGGTTTGCCGGGTTGGACACGATGGGGTCCGCAATGTACGTCTCCGGTCCCGTGGGAAACAGGTAATAGACGTATGGCCCCTGCTGGCTGGCCGCCCCGTAGTCAAACACTTGTCCCACACGCAGCGGCAGGTCAATCAGGTGTTCCAGCCTTTCTTGCTCTCCCTGCTGCCGGTACAGCGAAAGCCCCGTTAGTGGGTCATCCGTCTGCCCCAGGTTTCCGCCATTCAGGGTACCGTTGTCAAAGTTCGACACGAAATACCACCCGTTCTCGTTCACCGGGATAAACGTTCCCGCCATGGCCGCCGCCACATCTGCGTCAGCCGCCGCCCCCTTGTACAGGGCAATCCAGTCGCATTTCTGTGGCCCGTTCAGGGTGATACCGGTAATGGTCCCCTGGGTATAAGCCACTGCTGTGGTGTTCCGTACCGTCGCGGGGATGGTGTCCGCCCGGGGATACAAGGTGGCGCCAGGGTACAGCGTTTGGCTGGGATGCAGTCCTCCTGTCAGCCAGTCCAGCCGTAGATATACCGTCGTGGGCGTCAGCACCATGGTCACCGTGGCATACTGGCTCAAATTTTCCTGCAAAGGAATGGTCTCGCTCCCCAAAGTAAGGGATAGTGCTTGTTCACGCCTCGCGTAATGCAGCGCCACCGTTCCCTCTGAGGTGTCCAGCAAAAAAAGAACCGACTCTCCCCCGGACAGTTGGGTCTTAAAAAACACACTCCACGGCGCATCAAATGACAAGGGGCCTCCATTCACTTCATCCCAAACCACACTGCTGTCGTCTGACAGGTCCAAGATGACGTCTTGGATGGTATAGTCTCCTGTGGCGCTTCCAGGTATGTATGACACATCTGACCAGGAGACCAGCAAGGCGCTCCGATCTCCGCGCTCCTGTCTGACCTGCACCGCTCCTTCCAGACTGGAGGCGGCATAATCCACCGAAAAAGGCTGCCATCCAGTGGATACATCCACCCCGTTCTCCGTCTGCACCAGGCATTGCACCGCATAGTTGCTCTCCCGGAAGAAGCCGTCATACTGTGCTTGCAGTTGTGCCGTTCCATAAATGTTTCCCGTGTCGTAAAAGGGATTGTCCAAATGGTCCGCATCCGCAATCTGCCATCGCACCCAATTCAGCGCGTCTCCCTGCGCCTGGGTATAGGTCGCCGTGAACGTAGCGTTTTTCGCCGCCAGGGTCTCCGGCATGTTGTCAATGACCAGCGTGGGAGCGGCCCTCGTCACAAAGGCCGCCGCACTCACCTGTGTTACGCTGTCCTGATCGCTCCAGTATTGGGTAATGATCAGTTTATAGGTGTTCCCGTTCGCCATCCCCGCCCCCGTCAGGCTGGCCGTAGGGATGGTGTAAGAGAAGGGGATCACCTTCCCGGCATAGTTCGTCCCATAGAAAGGACACCCCTCCGTCACCTTCCCGGTGGTATACAGCTGGCTACTCCCTGTGTTGTTCTGATAAAAGACAATCTCAAAAGCGGTCATGGCCGAGTTGCCATTCACCTGCCACGTCACCGTCAGGTCCTGGGTGATGTCTACCGTTCCGTTTCCCAGTTCCCCCAGCACCGACGGGGTGATGTTTGTCGGCTGAAATAGTGCCATATCCTTCCTGCCTCCTTTCGCTCAGTGCCGCCAGCCATACAAACCCAGGCTCCGGGACTTCTGGGCCAGGTCATATACGGTCATCCCCCTGGCCTGCTCTTCCGTCAGTGTCACATCGCCGAAGGTGTAGCTGTCACCGTGGTGGTCATGGCTGTCTCGGTTCTGGCTCATCCCCGCCGGCAGCGTCAGCGGCCCGCGCTTTGCTCCATACAGGACCCCCAGTTCTGCCAAGCGCGCCTGGAACGTGGCGTCCGCCGCCGGGGTGAGCATGGCTGCTGTAATGTCCGGCGGCAGGATCATTTCGTCCTCTTCGGTTGCCTTAATGCCGCCAAGCCCTCTCAGCACGCCGCCGCTGTCATACTTATCATATTTTCCACCGCTGGACTCGTAGTCGCTCTTGGTCTGGTCGCTCACTTTGTTGCTGGTGTAGCTTCCGTCTTTGTTCACGCCGGTGATCTCATAGGTGCCCCCCTGGGTCACCACTTTGTCCCCGGTGGACAAGCCGGGTGGGGCCTTTCCGTTCACCGACCCAACTACCTTGCCGCCTCCAGAAGAGGAACCGCCAGAGGAAGATCCTCCTCCCCCGGAAGAACCACCTTTATTTTTGTTCTTCCACTCCTCATAAATTTGCGCGTTGGTCTTGAGCCCTGAAGCTTCCGGGTCAATCCCTTGGGCTTTCATTTTTTCTTCCCGCAGCTTGGCCCAGTGGTTGAATTCGGCTTCGTCGCTGGCCCGTTCCATCAGTGCATGATAGTCGGTTGTGTCATGGGAAAAGTCCATGGACGGTGTCCCGCCTCCGCCATAGTAGCTTTCACCGGTCTCACTGCCAATCGCCCCTCTGATGTAGTTGTTGAGGTCCCCAAGCAGCTTGCCAACGTTGTCCACCTGCTGTTTCATCAGCGGCGTGCCGTTTTGCGCAAGATCAGCCAGGATTTCTGCGATACTTCGGGTGGGCTCCTGGACAGAGTCGATGATATCCTCCCAGCCCTCTTCTAAGTTCTCATACGCCTTTTCTATCGCCTCTCGCCGCGCCTCTATGGCATCCACCGCCGCCTGGTATTCCAGGTCCTCTTTGTAGTCCTCCAGGTCCTCCTGGGCATCCTCCAAGGCTTCCTCAGCATCCTTGACGGTGTCCGCATCGGCAACCCACTCCCACTGTCCGCTTGCGGCATTATACGTTCGGATGGTCCGCTCGTTCTGTGCGTTGGCAAGCGCCGCCTGTGCTTCCTGGACCGCAAGGGTCTTCTCTTCCAGTTCGAGCTTTTCTTCCTTCGCTTCTCTCTCCGCATCCAGCCGCTCCAGTTCTTTGTCCAACGCATCCAGTTCCAAATCCCTGGCCTCTGCGGCGCGTTCCAACTCCTGATCCACCGCGTCCTCAAGCTCACTCCAAAGGTCTTCCTGGACACTTAGGATATCCTGGTGAATCTCCCACCACTCGTTCGAGAGCTCGTTAATTTCTTTCTGGTCGGCTCCAATAGAGTGGAGGAATTCCGCCTCTTGATGCAGACTGTCTTGAACTTTTTTGAGTAGGTCAATCCGTTTTTCTGTCGGCCCGTTTTGGTGTTCAATCAGGTCGAATTCTTCTTGTAAAGCGTCCCTGGTCTCTTCCATCTCCTCCTGGTACGCCTGTTTTATATCTTCCCGGATATCCCACCACTCTTTAGACAGCTTGTTAATATCCGCTTGGTCTGCCCCAATGGAACGCATGTAATCTGCCTGCGTGTGCAAAGCCCCCTGGATTTCTCCCATCTTCTTTGCAAGTTCAGAGGCGGGCTTCCCTTGCGCCTCCATGAGGTCAAGTTCACTTTTCAGTAGGTCAACCTGCTTTTCCAGTTCCTCTTGCCGGGAGTCCTTCTTAGAGCTTCCAGATCCAGAGCTTTTGGAACGCGACCGAGAAGTGGACTCTTTGGAAGAAGTCCCTCTCTTGCCCGCGTAAGAGCCTCCCCCGCTTCCCTTCGACTGACTTGAATTGTTCTTTTTATTTCCCCAGTATTTGTACAGGTTTACACTCCCCGACGCAAACGCTGGGAAACTATCATCCCCAGACCCGCGGGCCAGGATTTCCTTTGTATCCTTATTACTGAAAATCTGCGCCCCACGGGGAAGGTTTCGTAACTCAGGCCCACGCAGGCCAGTGAGGAACGCTCTATCCTCTGTAATAACGAGTTCTGGCTTTGGTGCTCCGCTTGGGGACCGTTCGTCTCCGAGAAGCGTAAGCCCCCCCTTAAAATTGGGATCACCGCCTGCATTTTGGGCAACTTTAGGAACGCTTCCTACCTGAGAAACAGTAACCGTTACTGGAACGAATCTGGGTATTTGCCTTAGAGCGGTTGTAACCGAAGAAATTGCCTGCATCGCTTGATCTTTTTGAACTTCAACGGTAGGTTTCGCGGTTACATGCCCGAGGTCTGTAACTCGCTGCTCTACATTGTCCGCTTCATTTGCAGCGTTTTGCAGCCCTTGCATGGGAATATTAAAATCAATCTTTAAGTCTCCAAGCCCCAGTATTTGCTCTTTAAGATTGATAACTTTCCCTTCCGCATCAGCGAAATTAATGTTTCCAAGGGATTCTGCTTTTATCGCCCACTGTTCCATCTGACCCATAGTGAGACCGATCTCTTGCCCCATGGAAATGAAATCGTCATAGTTGATGGTGATGGTTTTCCCATCCTCCGATTCGATGGCAATTCCCAGTTCTTCTAAGGCGGAAATTGCCTCTTCCGCATCCCCTTCCACGCTGAATTCAATGATGGCATCATCCCGCGCCATATTGTCCAAGACAGTTTGGATTTCTTCCGCAGAGGCCCCCGCGTTTTCCAATGCCTCTTTTAATGCGTCGATGTTGACGACGGTTTTCCCCAAATCAACTCCCGACGAAAAATCAGTAGCTTCCCAGGCTTTTGTAAAGTTTTCCAATGTGAGGCGAACTTGCATCATACCATCTTCTGTATTCGCAAGCTGGTCCGACATTAAGTCAAACTTTTCAATAAACTGTTCCTGCGCGTCTGTTAGTTCGTAGCCGCCCTCTTTAAGATTTTTTAAGCTGTCATAATAATCCGAACTGGCAGCGACAATTTCTGAGAGCCCATTTCTAAACTCTTCCTCCGACATGGCCCCATCAAAGAAAGCGTCATTTAACTTCTCCTGGGCCTTCGTAATCGTATTAAGGATAACAACATCATTAGAAGCTCCCCCCTGTGCCGTGGAAGGCCGGTCGCCTACTGCGGCTTGCTCTCGGGAGCCATACTGTTGCTGCCAAATCTCTGCGGCCTTATCCTGCTCCAGCTTGATCTGCTTTTCTAATGTTTTGTTCTGCGCCTCTAAAACCGCAAGCCGGCGCTCTTCCTGTTGGGTAAGGCTCTCTCCAGATGAAGATTTCTGTCGAAGCGCAGCCAATTCCCCTTCTGCGTCGTTGAGTTCGTTATATTGGTCTACCAGTTCGCTTACTTTGTCGGACTGTTCTTCAAAAGAAGTTGTTGCCAAGTCAATTATTTTGACAACACCGGCAATTGCGGCAGCCCACACCACAGGGCTCTTTGTCAGGGTCTTTCCAATGGATGTAAGTGTCCCGCCGAGGGCACCCAACGTACCCTTGGCCCCCGTAACACCCTCCATAGCCCCCAGGGTCTTTTGCAATTTGAATGCGTCACCAATCCCGGCGATTGTCTCCACCAGCTTTGTGCTCTTCAGCAGGTTGCCTACCTTGACCAGTCCCGTTAAGGCCAACGCCAACGCAGACACATTGATCACAGCATGCCCAACATCTGTATCTAAGGCACTGATGAAGCCAGTCAATCCATCTAACGAGACTTTAATTGCGTCCGTTTTTACCAGGTGGGAAATAAATTCAGTCCACTTGGAAGACAGCTGATTCAATTTAGCTTCCCAGCTGTCCATGTAGATTTCATTTTCCTTCATAGCGGACCCGGCGCCAGCAGCATACTCTTTCATCTGCTTCTCTACCATGTCCCAGTTGGCAATTAAGGATGTGAGGACATTCGCCTGCCGCTTCCCTGCCAAGGCTTCTGCAATAGCGGACTGTTGCACCGTGTTAAGGTTGTCCCACTTATCAGCCAGCTCGTCCAATACATCAGACGCAAGCCTGAGTTCCCCGTTTTCCATCGTGGAAATTCCAGCGAATTCCTTCAGGGCTTTCGAAGCATTGGCGATACTCTCTCCGTCAATTAACTCTCCGTCTTCTGTTTCGCCGCGAATTTGGCGAATGTTCATCATAATGGTACGAAGACCGCGGGCAATTTCGGACCCGGATCTCTGGGTTACCGCCGTGCCTGTGCCAAGCATAGACGCGAAGGTCTGAACACTTTCGCCGGATTCCGCGAAGACGGAAGCAGCCACCGTCATACCGGTCGCAAGTTTATCCATATCGGTCGCGTTTTTGTTGGTGATCTCGTTCAGACCATCCATAACCGACATCAACTTTTCTTCTGAACCGCCAAAGCCCCACGCAGCATCCACCGCAAGAAGCATAGAATTTGCTGTCTCTGAGGACACATCGCCAATATTTTGAAGCAGAATAGACATTTCTGCCATCTGCTCCAGCTGGTCGCCGTACCCGGCCCGCGCAAATTCCGTCATGGCCTGGGTCACTTCGGTGGCTGTTCTTCCATACTCACTGGCCATCTGGAAGGCTCTTTCGGACAGAGCTTCCATCTCCGTTCCTGTATTTCCAGTTACCTTTTGAATATTGACGAGCTCTGTGTCAACATCCTTCATGGTAGAAAGAGCTTCCTTCAGTGCCCGGATGGGGGTAGCCACCAGGTCGCCCATCACCTGCCAAGCCGCCATTTTCAGCGCCACGTTTCCCAGGCTGTCCCCCAGCAGAGACGTGCTTTTGCTCACCTTCTCTGTCTGGGTTGCTGCTTTAGCCTGTGCCGTAGCTGTCTTTTCCGCCTGAGTGGCATACTGCGCCTGGGCTGTCCTGGTCCTCTCAATCTGTGTTTGCAACCGAGCCTGCGCCTGTGCAGTTTTCTCCGCTTGCGCGGTCGCTTGGGCCTGTGTTGTTTTCGTCTTTTCAATCTGAGCTGCAAGCCGGTTCTCAGAAGTAATCCGTCGCTGGGTCGCCTGGGCAGTCTTCTCCCTGGCAAGAGACAATTTATTCTCTTGCGCCTGTGCCCTTGAAACAGCGTTCACATACTGCGTCACACTGCGCATGGATTGCAAGGTAGATTTATTTAACGCGTTAAATCCACTTGCATCCACAGAAATTTTAATTGTCTTTGATTTTAAGGCATTGATTTCTTTATCGAGTGCAGTTAGTTGACTTTTGTCAACCTGTACTTTCAGTTCAACAACTTCCACGGTGCTCTCCTGCCCCCTTCATCTTCCCAGCGCCCACCCGGCGCTCTTCTTGTCTATCTCTTTTTTGTCACTTCAAAACAAACCCATGGGCTCGCAGCCCCTGGGCCAGTAACCGGTCAAACTCACCCGACCCGGCAAACTGCCGCTCCGCCTCCTGGTGAAAGGGCCTCGGTCCCGCTTTTCCCATGTTGTACCGGCTGTCCCCGCTGGCAATGGCCTCTGCCAGGCGTTCTCCGGGAACTGTGCCTCCCCACAGCTGCTGCCAGGGTGCGTCATCGGTGATGGTCAGCGTCATCCCGCCATAGTTCACCGTCATATTTCCTGGGTCTGCGATGCCCCCAGCGTTTCCTCTCCGGCTGAGAAATTGCGGGGTATAGGTGTCATAAACTTGGCGATAAGCCGCTTCTTGCAGCGCCTCCTTCGCCCCTTCCGCCACCGCGCCCTGCATCGTGTCATCAATCGCGGCTTCCAGTTTGCTTACAAATGCCGCCAGGTCCGCCAGCATCTTGGTCACACCCCCTTTCTTTCGGTTTGATCACTACGCCAATAGGCGGCCAACCCATTTCCGCCTACTCGCGTAGTGCCCCACCCCAAAAGGGGTGGGGCACCGCAAAGCCGTGGTATGCACTTTTCTTTAGCCGCCTCCGCCGCCTACCACGCTCACATTGGCCACGCACGTCAGCGCGGGAGATACCTTGTCGTAGGTGACAGTAACCTCCCCGTCCCCGGAGTTCGCGCCGGCGGTAATGACGCCTGCTTCGGAAACGCTGGCCCCGGAAATAGGGGTGGTCAGTTCATAGGACAGATCAGTGTAGTTGGGGGTCACCAATTCCCCATTGGCCATGACATACTTCACCGGCACCTGGGCCTTGGCGCTGGCGTTCAGCGTAATCAAACCGCCCACGATAGCCAGACCTTCAATGGATTCCGCAGCGTTGTCCGGGACATAGACGTAATAGGCATAAATATTACCGCCGCCGCAGCTCTCGCAGTTCTCACTGACAACATCGCTGTCCGCGATGGTAGCCATACCGCTGATGCTGGTGGTATCATTGGTGGACTGGTCACCCACCACGCCGCCGCCAGTGCCCGCCAGCTTCAGGCTGGGGACAATCACGTACAGCCATCCGCACCGGGAGCCGGTGTTGTTGGAAGCGGTGCCTGTGGCGTTCATGTACACGGCCATCTGGGCGGTAAAGTGATAGGTGGCCGGGTCGATGAAAGAGGGCACCGCGCCCACCTGGGCGCTGGCCTGGTTCACGCAGTACCACACCTTGTACTTTTTCCCGCTGGTGGCTGTAAAGCCTGTAACTTCCCCCGCAGAAGAAATGAGATAACTCTTGCCATAGATAGAAATGGGGCTGGACGCGCCTACTTCCTGGACATAGCAGAAAACGTCGGAAAAGCCCAGCTGCGCCACCGGATCTCCGCCGGTCACGTCGATAGTCAGTGTCCCGCTGCTGGCCTCTACAATCTGGCACGTCATGGCCGGGGCGTTGTAGTTCAGCGTGCCGCCCACCTGGGCCATCTTGGCAAACAGGTTAAAGTCGGCAGCCGCGAACTCCACATTCAGCGCGGAGTCTGAGGGGATAATGGTGGCAATCCCGTTGCCCAGACCGGCTCGGATTTCACCCGTGGTCACACTGGTGGTCATGTTGCCCGTCTGGAACTTATCGGAGAAGTAGACGATGTCGCCCGTGTTCTTATCCGACAGGATCGCCGAGCAAGTCCCCTTCACATACAGTCGCTTGTCAGTAAAAGTGATCATTCGTTCTTCACGCTCCTTTTTTGGTTGTCAAATCATGTGATCTCATCCCGCCAGTGGTCCCGCAGGCGGGGTGCTTCCCGGATGCCGCATGGCCTCCAGTCCTTTGCCGCCGGCAAACTGATCCATGGAAATCAGTGCCGGGCTGTCCTCCCGCACCCGGTCAAAGAAGGGGCTAGGATACGGGTTGCCTCCCTTCCACTTGGTCCCCTGACTCTCCCCGATGCCGCAAATAAGAAAGTTCAGCACCCGGTTCACCGCCTCCCGGCGGCTGTTCAGTTTGCGCACGGTCCACTCCTCCGCTTCCACCTCCTCGCACCCTGTAAGAGTGCAAAGGACGGAAAGCAGGGCTTCCAGGGTTACCTCCAGTTTTGGTCCCTTGGCCGCCGCAATGTCCCGCTCCGCCTGGACCAGGTCTGGGTTTGCTTCGTCGCTCACCAGCTCCATGCCGTTCTGGGCCGCCAGAATCGGCCGCATCCTCTGAAACAGCACCGGCGTGATCTCCACCTGTTCCATCCCATTCACCACACACCGCAGCCCTTTCAGCCGTTTTGGGTCCTGGGGATCAATCACCACATGGAACTTTTTCACCCGCGTGTCCGCTTCCTCCCCCACCCCAAGCCGAAGGGCCAGGGCAAGAAACAGCAGTGTCCGGTAAAACAGTCCAGAGGGGGCTTGACCCGCCTCCACCGCCTCCAGGTCCATGGTGTACAGCGCCTGCAAAAGGGGAACCGACAGTAGCCGCACAGGGAACGTCCGCTGCATCACCTCAATAGCAGGCCGGGCGGTTAAAAATTCTTCATACTCCGCCACCCGAATGGGATATAACGTGATGCCGTCCACCACAACGGGTTCATCCCGCCGGATGGCCCGGCGTATTGCAGAAGAGAGTTCCATTTTTGTTTCCTCCTCTCTTGTTGCCAAAAATAGAAAAAAGAGGGTCAGCCACCCGAAAAAATTCGAGTAGCTGACCCTCTTTGGTCCTTCCCGTAACCTCTTTGCTACGGGGAATTAAGCTTTTTCCACGTCCTCCCAGTCCGCCGCATATTCCTCCGGGCTGAAATTCGTGTCTCTTAGGCAGCGTTTCACCGTCCCATCAGTCCAGATCATATACTCACCCACCTTGTAAATATCCACCGTCCCGTGGGAGGGTTTCACGAAAGGTCGGGCAGTCTCCGGGCTTGTTCCGTGGAGAGGACGGTGGAAGGTGTGCCATGCGGAGGAACCGGGACGAATATCCGGGTAGACTCCGCTGTCATAGTCTTGGGTACACTCCCAGGTCTGTTCCCATTCCTTCCCCAGGTCACCTCCGGTGTGAGTGTTGTAAACTTCCGCTGTTTTATGGTTGCCTGGGGTCCAGTCCTCATACAGGCCAGATGCCCGCAGACGCTTGTCGTCACTGTCTACCCCTTCTCCCCTCGCCACCAGTCGGCTCATATAGATTGCAGATGCCAGCGCCTCATACAGTTTGTTTGTATCACTCACAGCATAAGCCCCCGTTCAATCGCTCGTTCCATTTCAGTTACTCTCTCCTCCAGGGTCTTCTTCGGCTCTTCCGGTTCGGGTTTTGGAGGCCTTTCAGTCGGTGTAATACCAACCAATATTCCTTCTTCGATCTCCAGGTTACAGTACGGGCAGCACGACAATACAGTGCTCTCAAGATGAGGAGGAACAGGAATCCATCCGTTGCCATTCCAGTTTTCAGGATATCTGCGGTGGCTCTGGGCCTCAAGACTTTTCGTTTCAATGTTAACAATCGTACTCATTTTAATCACTCCAGAGCAAGGTAGTAATATGATTTATATTGTTGATTCCAATAGATTTCACTGGCATCGCTATCATATGAAACAATAAACCCTTTTTCTGTAATATACATATATTCCTCGGATAATGGGTATGCGCTCGTCTCATAGTCGCAACCAGGTACCATGCACCAAAATGGGGTATCGGTAGTACCAAGATCAATGCGCAGGTTTATATAGCTATGTGGAATAAGTACAACCATAGATGGTTTGAACCCTAACTTTATTTCCCGTCCAGCGGTGTTATCACCGATAAATTCGCCGAAAACAATTTGTTTCCCTGGGTCCCCCAACACCCCCAGATACTCAATGGTGGTGCCTGCGGGGATGGCGGGGGAGCCGGTGACAATTTGATATTGTTCTGCATTGATTGCTACATGCCCTCCTGATACACTGGACTTCGAGAATACAGTATCGTTCGGGAAAAAGACAACTTCATTCGTTGAAAAACGGCTTCCAGTGGTAACTGGACAAGCAAATTTACCTTTAAGGACGTCGCACACGTCTGGGGTATCCCAGCTTGCAAGGATTAGCTGAGTAGGGTTCCCTCCAAGAGATACAACTCCATCGGAATTTACTACAACACTGTCAGAATATCTCCAGTCAACTCCAGTACCATCATTAGTGTTGGACATTCCTAAAGTGACTTTGACTATTCTCCCCAACGCATATCCCGCCTCTTTCGCATCGTCTCCCTCCTGGTAGGCGTTGCGGTTGACAGAGGTTAGGTAGGTGACGTGGGTGCCAGGGGGAACGGCAGGGACTGCACGTACCTCTTGGTATTTGCTGGTATAAATTACTCCACCCAAATAGGTATCTGGTTCTCTACTTATAGTGGCATCGGAAGGAATGAAATAAACATTTCCTGGGCCTGTCTCAAATTCATTTTCACCACCAATAGTGGAAGAAGGATCGCAATAAAAAAAGTTACCCTTTAGATTATTTCCTTTTTGTACAGAAGAATCGTCTGAATTAAGACTGAGAGTTTGTTCCCCATTTATAGTTATTGTTCCATTGTCGTCGACTGTAATTGTTTTTCCGTAATGAAATGACGCTTGCGTCGACGGGGTTTGGGGATAAGTTAATGCTGCTTTTCCTTCTTCAGGCCCAAGAGAATATGTCGCAGGTATTTTTTCATCCGTTTTAACCGTCTTCCTCCACACATGGACGTTGCCGATGTCCGCCAGCACACCAAGAGAAGCACCAATCGTAGGAGTTCCAGTCAACCCCATCTTGCTATAAGGCGCAGCAATGTCTCCCTGGGATAGATCCAAATTCTCTACGGTTCCACTGATCGCATTTAGTTCATCCGCATCCAAGGCAGGAGGCCCATAGTTCACCCAAGTGGGGGCGACATAGTGCCCGTTATTCATCGGCATACCAGGCCACCCCCTTTGTGCAGTTTACCAGTTAAGGAAGGTAAACGCCCCCCCCGTTGGTAATTATTGGAAATTGTATACTTTGCCATAGTCCCGTCTCCTTCCACCTTTTTTAATACACCTGGGGTTCTGGTTCCCCACTCTCGGCCCAGTACACCGACAGCTTCAGCCGCCGCCCCACGTTGGTTCCTTCGTCCGCGATGGGGGTGCTGCCGTTGTCAATGTGAGCCTGCCGGCTAAAGTCGATGACCCCAATCCCCGTCATATTCACCCCGTGCAGGGCCTCCACAATGCACTGCTCTATGTCGTAGGCCCGGCTGTAGGCGCTGGTTCGGGTGGTGTTCTCTTGGTTACTGTTGCACAAAATTTCAAAGGTGATGCCAATGCTGCTGGTATAGGGGCTCAGCGGAATGGTCCGCCCCACGTAGCATTTCAGTGTGGTCTGCGCGCCCAACTGACTGTAACCCCAATATTTCTGCGGATACAGCCGGTAGCCCTTGGGATGAGCTGCCTTCTGCTCGCCCGTGTTCAGCACCGGGTTGTCTCCGTCGAAAAGCAGACTCAGCTTTTCTTGGGCCGTAGGCAGAGGATTACTCAAAGGCCGGGGGCCATCATACCAAAGGTACTTAGCCAGTCGCACCCGGGGGCGCGTATTGTCGTTTGTCGGCGCATAGCCGGTCGCGTCCGGTAGGTCCAGCAGGTACTGGATGATCTGATAGGGGATTTCTTCCGTCCCCTGCATCGTCAGATACCCCGTCTGCACCTTTTCGTAGGGATAGTAGGGGCTGTACTCCATCTCCACAGATTACCCCTCCTTCTCGTTGCCTTCGGCCAGTTTGGCCTCCTTGGCTGCCCGGTATTCCTCCAGTTCCGCTGTCAGCTCATCCAGTCTCTCCTTCCCCTGGGCAAAAGCTTCTGGGGTGGTCTGGCTCTGCATGGTGGCAATAATGCGGTTCACTGGCTCATTCATTACCACCAGCATCCCCCGCATCTCCGCCGTCAGACGCTTTTCCAGGTCCCGATAGTCCGCCAGCAGGTCAAAGACGATCTCCCGCACCTGGCCGCCGCACCCTTTCATCCGCTCCAGCTGATTGAAAATATGACTTCCGGCCCACCGGTCATAGTCATCCTGGGCCATCAGCCAATCATCGCCTTCCACCGGTTCATACGATTTTCCCAGATAGGCCCTCACCAAAGCGCCCATCAGATACCGGCTTTTCAGCGCCGTATTCTCCTTGTACATAGGAGCCATGGGCAGGTTCAGCCCCGTCCCGTCGTCCATGGTCACATTCATCCGGTCAAAGCACCGGTCCGCCGCATACTCTACAAAGACCATTTTATCGGCCAGCGGCAGATAGGTCTTGGACTCCTTCATGTCCTGTTCGGTAAGTTTCAAGTATTCCACGTCTTAACCTTCTTTCTTCTTCTCGGCGTCCTCTGCCACCGGGCACTGCCGCGCCTGGGGTGTGTTCTCCCACCGCCGGGTGTTCCGGCACAAATATTGGTGGGCACAGTAGTCCGTCAGCCCCTTCTCCGTCAGCGCCCGGCAACGCAGGCTCACACCTTGCCCATGGTAGGCATACCGGCATCTCCATTTCAATGACATAGGGTTTCACCTTCCACAATTTTGTTGGATTTCCAACATTCTTGACAGATCAAATGCCGTACAAACTGATTTCAGCGGTGACACTGGCCCCTTCCCAACTGGCCGTCACTTTTAAGGGGACGTTATCTCCCCCCCAGCAAGTGACGGTGGCCTGGTTTCCTCTGGTCTCAACCTGGTAATGATCCGCTGCTGGTCCCGTGAAAGACCATTCCACCGTCTCCGCAGGCGTTTCCTGTCCGCCAGCGAAGCACCCGCAGGCAAACGTAGCGCTTTCATATACGTTCAGGCTGGCCGGGGGCGCAGTGAGGAAAGAAACGGCATTCCCGGCGGTAGTTCCTTCCACCGCAACTTTATAGTTTGCCGTAATGTCCGGGTTCTCTGCCAACGTACAAACGATCTGGCACGTCCCCTCTCCGACAGCGGTCACTTCCCCGGTGGATTCATCCACAGTGGCCACAGCTGGGTTGGTGCTGCTCCATTGGTAGGTAATGGGACAAGTTTCTGTCCCCGTCACATGCCGTCCACACCGCACGGAGTCTGCGGCAAAGACCGCCTTCTGTCCCGCTGCCATCACCGGCAAGCCGGTTACTGCAATCTCCCATGAGAACTCTTTTCCTCCGGCCACCCGGTTCTCCAAATCGTCAATCTCCGGGTTCGGCTCCTCATATCGAAGCGTAAACTCCAACAGTCTCACACTGTTCTCCTCTGACGTAAATTCCTGGTTGGCATCTGAAAAACCTGTAATGCAGTAAGCTGCCGTCCCCAGCATAATTCGGCTGTTGTCATTCAGCTGCTGGGTGGCTGCATTGTTCTGGCATTTCACGTCGTAGTAGCCTTTGGTGATCAGCATCATACCTTGCGGGTCTGGGGAACTGGCCCGGATCAGGCTGTTGGTCACCGCCATAGGTTCTTCCCGCAGGTTGCCATAGTAGTCCAGATACTTCCACATGGCGTTGCACTTTTCCACCATTCCGCTGGCAAACACGCTGGAGATATTTTCCGGGGCAGTACACAGCCATGTGCTTCCCATCGTCACAAACTTGGCCCCCGGTGGAATGTAGGTGATATCTCGCTCCACCACCATCAGCATTTTGTAGTCGTCCGGCTGCCGGCCGGTGGTGGCCGAGGGCTTCACCATGTCCGCCAAGCGCACCGTCACCGTCTCCCAGGCAGTGGGGTTCTCCGGGTCCAGTCCCTGTGCCAAGGCCTCCACCGTATCAGAGGCATACTTACCGTACACGTCTGCAAAGGCCGCCGTTTCACTGCCGTAATACTGCTTCTGCTGGCTGCCGTACTGTCTTGGGCTGTTGCCCGGCCCCCAGGCCAGTTCGCCTCCCAGCAGCAGGGCGTTGCGGATGTTCTGCTGTTCGTCGTGCATACTACCGCCCCCTTTTATACCAGTGCACCCCCGGTCTTTTGGGGGTATGGCACCACGTTCTGAAACGCGCAGTCCTGCTCATACTTTTGCAGTGCATCGAAGAAAGCCGCCCGGTTACTCTTCATCCGCGCCGTCACTTTCTCCGTGTACGTTCCCTCATTCACTGTCGTAAAACTGTTGTCGTGGACTTTCGGCTGCATGTTCAGCCAGTTCCGACTGAACCGCTCATCCCACGTCAAAGCAATCGCCTGTCCCAGCAGCCACTGCTGGGTTGCCGTCAGCGTCTGCGCAAAACTCCCGTCCGTATAAAAGTCCAGCACATACTGTGTTCCAGCCGCCGCCTGCACCGGGAACGTTACTTTCCCCGTCTCGCTGTCATAGCCAGCCGCCGTGTAGGGTGTAAAAGTCACGTTCCCCCGGCTGTCCGCCCGGCTCACCACACAGGAGAAAAGGGAAAAGCCAACTTGGCCCGTCTCTACAACGGTTTCCTGGACGGTACTTTCCTGGGTGCTGGTCCAGGTGCTGTCCCCAAAGGTTGGCTGAATCAGCCCCACCGTCAAAAAGTTCAGCAGTTCCGGCGGCCGGTTCAACAGAGGAATCGCCTGGTTCATATACAGCGCCATCTTTCGAAAAAACTGTGCTGGGTTCACAGCCAGGTCCTCCCGTAAACGAAGATCGTCAATATAGACCATGGCGCTGTTGGTAATCACCTCCGCCCAACTTGTTCCCATAGCGTCCGCCTCCTTTCTCTGCCGTTAACCCATCAGATACACTGAAATGGTCTCTCCCCCGACGCCGTCCTCCAGGGCGATGCCGCTTGGCGTCCCCGAAGACCAAGGATAGATGGTGTCCCCATCCCCCGCGCTGGGATACAGCGTTGTCCTGGGATACAGCGTCGCGCTTGGATACAAAGGCTTCTGCATCGTGAAGTAGTTCCCCTGATGGATGGTCTGCCCTGCCGCCACTTCCAAGGTTGTGTAACTTCCGCCGGCGGCCAGAACATACCGTGCCGTCCCGCCTCCTTGGATGGGAAGCTCCACCACACTCACCCCGTTGTAATCGCTGCCGTTGATTGTGATGTCGGCGCCGCTGGGGCTGATGAGGCTGGGGTCGCCCGTTACATACAGATAAGTGCTCTTCCCGCCGCTCTGTCCTGTCAGGCTCACCTGAGCCGCGCCAGCATATACAGTGCCGTTGATGACTACGGTTGCCGCCACAGCCTCACCTCCTCTTCTCAGCTGATGGACAGCACCCCGTCAGACAAGGAAATGGTGGGCTGACTCCCCGTCCCCGTCAGTAGAACTCCGTTGGCCCAGGCCTGCTTGCCCAATGCGATATCTCCTGCCCCAGCGGCGGTTGAGGTCAGGGTGGTGTCGTTGACATTGGGGCCCCCGTCCACGCCAAGAATCGTCACACCGCTTTTAATGTTACCGGCTACCAGCAGTTTCTGATCCGCCTCGTTGATTTTCACCGTTCCGCCTGCATAGTATCCTGTCTTCAGCGTCACCACCTGGCTTGGCGCGGTGATGGTCTGCGTCAGCGTCCCATTACTCGCCATGGTTCCGGTCACCAACTCGCCGTTGACCCACCCTTTCTTGCCTGTCAGGATATCCCCCGCAGTCGCACCGGCGTCCGGCAAAGTGGTATCGTTTACATTGGCTTCACCGGACACCCCAAGAATGGTCACCCCGTTCTTGATGTTCCCAGGCACCAATGCTTCCTGTCCCTCTGCGGAAAGCTGTACCGTCCCATTTCCGTCGTGATAGCCTTCCGGTATGGTCACCACCTGGGCCACTGCCGTAATGGTCTGGCGATAGGCCCCATTGTTGGGCATGTCACCTGTCACAAGGCTTCCTCCAACATAGGCTGTCTGACCGTTTAGGATGTTCCCTTCCGTGGCCGTAGCGTCTGAGGTGTCCGGGAAAACGGCCAGCGTTTCCGGGGTATCGGCCAGCGGGATTTTGATGGATGACACTCCACTGTACGTCACTCCGTTAATCATAATTTTCTGTGCCAAGGGACATCCTCCTTTCTCCTGGTGTTTTTAGCATCAATCCGCATCTTTTTTGTTCATGGCCTCGATAACGGGGTTGAATACCCCCTTCTCCAACAACTTGTCTCCGCTGCCAGCGGCGGCCTTCTTGCTCAGCTCGTTCAGCTTTACGATCAGCGTCCGGTCGTTGGCCCGGCTGTCTCCTTGGTTGTAAGCTTCCCAAAAGGCTTTCCCCACCATCCGCTGGTGGGAGATGCACAGCTCGGGGAAAATCTTCAGCAGTTCCTCCCCCATGTCCAGCAGCCCCGCAAAAGCCTTCTCGTCCAGCACCTCTCCCTTTTTATACGCACAGTGGAAGAGTTTGCGTTCGTCCTCGCTCATGCCTGTCAGTACCACCAGCCATCTCCGGTCGATCATCCGCCGTACGCTGTCTGTATAAAACCGTGACCACTCCGCCTTGGGTACCACGACGGTCCCCATCTTGCCTGTCACCTGGCCGTACAGGCCGGAAGGGCCAAACACCGCCACGTTGTCATCGGCCACGTCCGCCTGAAATCGCATCGTCACCTTCTCGCTGTCCGGGGTCACCACCTGGATGACCTGGGCAGGCTGGGCCGCTTTGGCCGACAGTGCAGCCTGTAACTGCTCTTGCAGTTTGGCCACCGTCTCTTTCAGGGCCTCCACTTCTCCGTCATTCTCGGCCAGCGCTTCCTTTTTTTGTGCCGCAGAGGAAGGGACCGTCTCGCTCCGGGTCCCTTTGCCCCCCGTCTTCTTCTCTTCCTCCCCGCCCGTAGCCGGGGCGTTCTCTGCTGTTTGGGCTGCCGTCCTCTTCTCCGGGGGCATCCCTTCCGTCTTTTCGCTGGATGTTCTTCCCATGGGTCTTTCTCCTTTCGGAATGTAGTCGCGCCCCGCCGGAGTCGAACCGGTGTAAGTTCCTCTAAGCGCATATCAAAAAAGGGACTGCGGGAGGGGAGGTCCTCCCCTCCCGCAGTGTCGCTCAAAAGTTGATGACAGCTCCCTTGCTGCCAAAGACCGCCTTAGAATCCAAAGAAACGGAAACCAGCACATCAATGGTCATATCCGCCGTCTGGCTGGGGTCCAGTTCCAGCGTAATGGGCGTACCCTCCTCCATGCCGATGTAGACAGGCTTATAGCCGTTCATGGGGAAGAGCCAAACCTTGTCGCTGGGGATCAACTCTGTCACCGTCGTGTTCTGCGTGCCGGGAACAACGGCGTTGTCAATGGGCATCAGACGGATGCCCATATACTCCCCGATATAGCCGTACCGGGTCCACTCAATGCCCAGCATGGTGGACAGGGCGGAGTCCAGATTCACGCTGGAAGCGTTGGCGTTGCCGCTGGGCAGCACCTGGGCCAAGGCGGAGGGATCGCCGAAAGCCACCACGTTCCGGTACTTGGTGCCGTTGACCATACTCACCTTCTTGGCCGCAGTAACCCAGTTGGCCGTGGTGTTGGTAAAACTCATGTTCGTCGGCACATAGAACTGGTTTCCTGTGGCCGCCTGCATGGACTTGTTCCACAGCGCGGTGATTTTGTTGTACATGCCGGCAGAAATGGCGTTGAAGAACGCGCCCATATCCGCGTCGTTGCCCACCAACTGATACCACTTAATGGTGGCCTTGGCTGTCCGCAGCGTGGGGTTCAGGGTGATGGGATAGCTGTACAGGTAGTTGCTGGGCTTGGACCTGGAAGCGCCCCAGGAGTCATCCTGGAACACAAAGATGTCGTTGCTCATCACATCCAGCTCATAGGTCTGGCCCGGCGGCACCGATACGATCTCCGCCATCCAGTCCAGGGCGGAGGAGTAGGTGATCGGAAGAATGGGGGTCACGATGTCCCGCACCACCCCGGACAGCGTTTTCAGAAAGATGCTGTTGGTCAGAAACTTCCGCTGCTGCTTCTGCATCTCCTGGAAGTCCGCCGGTGGGATCTCTCCCGTTACCGCACACGCACGCTTGGCGCAGTACATCATCAGCTTGGCCTGCAAATTCTTGTTGGTCTCGCCGTAGTTGCGCCCGCTGCCAGGGGCGCCGGTCAGCACGGGAGCGTACTCCTCGGGCCGGTTCTCCAGTTTCCGCAGGATGTTGGCGCTCTTGCCTGTGTGCTCCATCATCAGAAGCCGGCCACAGGTCACAATGTCGGCCCGTTCACTCTCCACGGCGTTAAACTCCGGGGCAGAGCTGTTGAAGACGGCCTGGTTGATGCTGTTAAATTTAATCATGTTCTCTCACTCCTCTCAGCCGCCGGCACTGATATGCAGGTCTTCGGTTGTCTTATTCCCCTCCAGCGTTACACTGTTGATCGACGGTTTATTGGTCAGGGAATTGTAGTCCGTCGCCGCGCTGGCCGCGCCCGTCCCGCCCGTACAGGCGGACAGTACGTCGTAGTAAGCGAAGCCGTTATAAGCGCCCTGGGTAAAGTTCCCGCTGCCCACCAGCTGGAAATAGGGCGTGTTCCCCGTCGCAGGGGCCGCCGCCGCAGGCTTGAGCAGGCCGTTGTCGATGGTGAAGAACTTGTTGGTGGAAACTTCACCCGACACATTGCCCGCGCCGAACCGATAGATGTGGTTGCCGTCAAACTCGATCTTGGTAAACGTGCTTCGTTCCCCTGCCGGCACAGCCAGACCCAGGGTGTTGCCGCCCACCTTGTACACAGCCCCCGTGGCGGAGTCGGTGATCTGGTTGACGTTAAAGGTGTTGCAAGCGTAGATGGGGGTCTGCACCGTCGTAGAGGATGCTGCTGCCTTCATGGTCCAGGTATTTCCGTTGTTGATGGTAACGTCTTCCTCGGGTCCTACCTTTTCGTAGCCCTCGTTGGCTGTCAGCACGTCCTTTACGCACAAAAATCCCGCCGAACAAATCTCATCCGTGTCGCTGCCATTCTGAAAAACGCCCGTGATGTTGGCCACAGAATCAAATTCGTGGTTGGATACTTTCACCTCAAAAGCGGTGTTCGCAATGTATGCCATGTTTTCTCACGCTCCTTTTTTGTCACTTGTCTCGCATTTTCTGATCAGCCGTTGATGCGGCCCAGCATGGCGTCAATGCCATCCTCGCCGCCGGTATGGCCGCCAGGAATGTTGTCCCAGGCGAAAACTTTCTTACGCTTGCCCTTATTGACTTTCAGGCGCTTTTCGGAATATCTGGCCATCAGGGCAGCACGCGCTTTCTTGTCGCCGCAAAAGGCCGCATTGCTGTCCTCCATTTGAGCATAGTCCTCGGCGTTCTCTTCGATCTCCTTCGCCTCTTCTTCCATGCCCTCTTCGCCCTCTTCGGCGTTTTCCTCAATTTCTGCCAAAGCGGCCTTCACAGCCTCCTTCACAGCGTCCACCCGCCGCTGGTGCTCGGCCTGCTCCATGGTCTTGATGGTCTCCTTGGCCTTCTCCAGCTCGCCCTCCAGCCGGGCAGCTTTTTCGGCGGCCTTGGCGTTGTTGGCGGAGACATACTCCACTACATCCTCCAGCTCTACCGTCAGGCTCTCGCCTTCCCCAAAGGTCAGGCTGGCAGAAAAAACCGCCGGTGCCAGTTTCGACTGGATCACCTCGCCCCCGTCCTCCTGGTTGAAGATATAGGAGAACGGAGCTCCCGTCTCGTCCACCAGGCCAACCTTCATCTTATCTTCACTCAGAGCCACAATCTTGTAGCCAGGGAACTTGGGGGACAGGCGGGTAATGTCACGCTTATTCATGGTTCGTTTCACTCCTTCTCGGCTTGTATTTTGGGGTTTGGGGTCCTCGTCATTTCCCTGGTCATTGGCCAGGGCGGCGGCTCGCAGCTTCAGCTGCCGAAATTCCTTATCCATAGCCGCTAAGGCGGCGATCTGTGCCCCCGGAATGGCCGGCGCCACGTGTTCCCCTAAAATGGTCACGCCCAGCCCTTCCCACTTGGTAAAAATCTCCACATCGCCATCCTTGCTCATCTCCAGCACATTGGTCTCGGCGGAGACTTCCATGCGCCCTGTCCGCACGATCTTCTCCACCAGCTCCGGTGCGTAAAATGACCAAAGTTTCCCCTGTGCTCTCAGCCACGTCTGTCCATCTTTCTCCACCATGGAAAAATCCGCCGGGTCCTCCGACAGTGCGCCCACAATGCGCTCCGACGTGGCATCTGTAAAACTCTGGTATACCTCTCCCGTCCGGGGGTTTACTTTCTCCCGCATGTTGTGGCCGTCGCCCACCTGCCCGTTGACATAGGCCACCAGGATGGGGGTCCCCAGGAAGGTCAGGTAGTTGTCCTGCATGTTTCGGTAGTTCCAGCGATTCCGGTTCATCCCTTCTCGCATCACTTCCAGTTCCACAGCGAATTCATACTTGTTCACCCGCCGCAGCACCCGAAGCTGACCAATGCCCCAGTCCTCGGGCTTTTCCCTGGGGCCTCTCATATTTACCTTGCGCACCGCGCCCCTCCTTTCAGTCATCCTCCTGGTCGAAAAGTTCTTCGATCCACTTTTCGTAGGAGAGTTTATCCTTATTCAGCTCCCACATCTTGGCCGCTTGCAGCCAAAGAGTCTGGTGGGCGCTGTTCTCCATCTGGATGCCCTCTGCCGCCCGCGCCAGGGGATACATACTCACCTCATCACAGGCTCGGATAAAGGCCACCAGGGCCTTGTCAATCTCGTCCATGCACCACAGCACAATCTCCAGCGCCCGTGTCAGGTCCGGAGCTTCATCCAGTTCCGGCGTGGCCGGAAACTCCTGCAAAAAGTGCCGCTGGTGCAGGATATCTCCAAACTGATCCCACATCTCTCCGTACACATGGGCCTGCTTGTGGATCTGTGCCGCCGTCAGTGGCATCCCCTCCAGAATCAGTACGCACTCCTTGCAGCTGTCCATAAACCGCATAGCCCGCAGCATAGCCGCAGTGGCATTGCGGGAGGGGTCCCGTAGCGTGGGGAAGTTGTCAAAGTTGTCATTATCCAGTAAAGCCATTTCTTTTCACCTCCCAAACACAAAAAAGGAGGGCTCGACAGACAATAATGTCTGTCGAGCCCTCCTCGGCTCTTCCCGGTGGCCATTTCCACCAGGGATTTTTTTGTTTTATTTTAACACATTCCTCTTCTCACTTCAAGCAATTCCAACGAAAAGCAACCGGAAAGTTTCCCGGCCCTTTGGTGTAATCAGCGTCTGCGTGCCGCTCCACTGGGTTTTCTCATTGAAGCACTCCTTGATCTCAAACAGGCCGGCGTTCTTATCGGCATACGGCATCAGTTTGCCTTTCTTGTCACGATAGATGTACTTCTTGTCAAGAAGAAACTGCACAAATGCCTTTTCTTTCACGTCCAGTTGCTTTGCCGTCTCACGAAAACTCGTCAGAAGGTTCCTGTCTACCAGCTCATCAAAATAATCCGCTTTGGGCCGCATGATCTGGTTGTCTACTGCCAGGGTAGCGTTTGCTGCCTCCAGCGCCTTCCGCTTGTCCTGCTCCTCTTTGAGCGCCGTGCACAGACGGATCATCGTGTCTGGATTGAGAATTGCCGCCTCCAAAGTCTCCGGGGTTAGGTAGGCCCCGTGCTTTCGGATGCTGGGGATCACCTCGGAAGTAATCCACCGCTTGAACCTCTTTGCCCCAGGAAGTTTGCTGGAGAGTACCAGGGAATACAGACCGCTCTCGTTGATGATGACCATTTTCTGATTTCCACCAGGGGTCATCAATTCGGTGACCCCTTTATCCTCTTCATCAACATGATTCGCTACGGCATTGGCAAGAGACTTCCCCTCTCCATACCCCAGCGCCGTTGCAACGTCTTTCCCGACGAACCAAGGCTCGCCATTTACTTCTACGGTCCGAATCTCGCCGAACTCGGGATTATTGAAAATCATTAGTTCATTCATGTGCTTGCTCCTTCTGCCGTGTTGGCTGATCTTTTGTTTCGGTAGAGCCCCAGATAGGCCGTTGTTTCTCATACAGTGTCTGATCATCTTTCTCTTTTTCCACGGAGAGTCTTCTTTTCAGCACCCGAACCCGGTCCGAGATGATACGGCACCCGTTCCCAGGGGTCGCTTGGATGCGAACATCTTCCCCTTGGCTTAGGGCCTGGTTGATGATCCTCAAATCTTCGCACCGTACATACTCAATCAAAATTTTCCCCATTCGGCCATCCTTTCCCGGCCCCTTATAGCCGCTCTGTGGGGGCGTCCAGGTCTCCTTCCTGGCCTTCTGATGTCACGCCCTCGCTCTTAGGCCGGCCGCCGGGGTCCAACTCATGGGCCGCCGTCTCCTGGGCGGCCCCGCCGTTGTCTCCCTTTCCTTGCGGCGGCAGGTTGCTGTCGCTCTGCTTGGCACTATATGTCGATACCAAAGGCAGCCGCATATCGAGAATTTCGCTCTCCCTCACCACCCGGGAAAGACACAGGTCATCCAGCAAACTCATGTCCCGCAAAGCAAGATATTGGATCGTGGCCGGCAGAATGCCCAGGGTCATGTCTTTCCGCAGGCTCTCCTCCAACTCCTTGTCTGTGGCCAGGTCTCCGAACATGTGAAATCGCCAGTCATACTTCAGGTTCATTCGGTCGATGATGGCTGCCATCATCCGCTCAAAGCATTCGTAAATCCCCTGGGCGAACTTACTCTCGATGTGCAGGGAAATCTGTGCCATGCCCGCCCGAGCCTCACTTCCCGTAGGGATGATGCCGGACAGCCCTGCCTTGGCCATGGTGTATTCATAACCGTTAGAACTGATCTGCATGGCCCCCGGTGCCTCCGCCAGGGTGTGCATCGTCATGTTCTCCAAAGGGGCCATAAATAGACCAATTCCGCTGGTGTTGTTTTCCGCCAGCATGTTGTACCACAATGCCTCAAACAACTGCCGCCCTGCGTTAGACAGCTTATAGGGGTCCGACGTAGAGGCATCCTGGTCATCCCGATAAGGAATTTCGCCGGTTACCAGGGAAATCAAAGGATTCTGCACAATCTCCAACTGTACCTGCTCATACTGTGCCAGCTGGATGAGGTTCAGGAAGAGCCCAGCAAAGGGGGATACCACCGTCCGCCATGCGTCATCCACCTCAAAAGGAAAGACTTGATCCACCGGCAGCGTCACCCAGTAAAACCACCGCCCGTTCTGGTAGTATACATCCGGGTCCCCAGCCAGGTTCCTCTTGTTCTTCCGCAGCCTTTCATAGGCACCCAGGTCCACACGGGTTTTACTGGCATATACCACTCCACGCTCTGTTCCCGACCCCACCGGGTTCACCACTTGTCTGAAGCCCTCCAGATACGGGATAAAGAGGTTCCCGAACTGCTCTGGGGCTGTCCCCGGCTGCAAGAAGTAAAAGAGGTTAAAGGATACCGTGTACTTCGACACATTGTTGAACCCAACGATCTTCACCCAGTCCGACGGCATCTGTTGCAGGAAAGCATAGTCCACCTGGTTATGGCTCTTGTCTACTTTCACTCTTGGGTGGTAAAACACCTTCCCCTCCTGCAATGCCTGCCCTGCCATCTGGTGGGCCCAAGACTTGGGAACCAACTCCCGCCGCAGTTTTTCCAGCAGCCTCCACTCCCGCCAAAGACCGGGGGCCTTTTCGTCCCCTTTCTCCAGCATCTGGGGTGCCACATAGCTGTGATAGGTCAACAGGTCCTGATACATCTTCCGAGTGTGCAGCAAGGGATAGGCAGTGAATTCCAACCCGTGCTCCACTTGCCGCAGGTCTTGCTCGTTGGTATCGGGACTCAGCAGCATTTCTCCTACTTTGTCTTTGCTGTAGTTCTCCGGCAGAGAAGAAATCTTCTTCACGCGCCTGTTTTGAATGTAGGGGTTATTGAACTCGAACTTGTTTCCGGTTGCCCGCGTAAAGGCAGACACCAGATTCCCCACCGGCAGCCCGCCATACTCCTTAGACAGCTTGCGGAACCGGTCAAAAATCTCTGGGAACGGGGCAAACTGTACTTCCTGCAATGCCTGATTCAAGTTTCCCAAGACGCGTCTCCCCTCTCTCTTCCCGTCTCTTGACGACTGTTTTCCAGTTCCCTGTGCAGTTCCTGCTCCAACCGGTCCAACAGGTCCGCCATCCTATGTCCACTCTCTTCCTGTCGCTTGGCCAGTGTTTCCGCCGCCAGCACCTTCCCGCAGTCCCATAGCCAAGCCTCGTCCTGGTCTGTCAGCCGCTTCAGGTCTTCCCCTGCCACTTCCATCCAGGGCTTTTCCAGATGCTTGTCCGTGTACCGTAGAATATAGCGGCTGGTCACCCGTTGGAACCGGCTTCCCGCCGCTTTCTCCACGTTTTCCTGGGTGGGGAAGGCCGCATACAGCCGGTATGTCTTGAACTTTTTCGTCTGGCTCTTTTTCACCGTATTCTGCCTCCCCTCCGTCCGGTCACCAGCCGCCCGCTCCGCCCCGCTGCACCATGGGTCTCCAAGGCAAAGGACGCAGTGCCGTACTTGCTCAGCAGTTCATCCCAGTCGCTTTTTTTCTGAGTCTGCATCAAATTCTTTCTCTCCAGAATCTGTGCAAACCGCAGCGCATACTTCAGCGCCGACCAACTGTCCCGCTGGATCGCCTTGGAGATACGTTTCTCACTCATGCCAGACCCCGAAGGAAGCAGTTTTAGGTTTTGAATTTGGCCAACCTGTTCCCTGGTCCGTTGATAGGGCTGGGCAATATACCAGTCTGTTGCATCATCTTTGATGCTGTGGGTTCTTTTATAGGCTTCCACTCCATCCCGCTGATTTCTGGTCAAAAGTTCCACGTTGTGGTTGTCAAATTGAGCCTGCGCATATTTTATCATTTCAAAGTCCGGGTCAGTTACGCCAGTTCCGCCTGCTTTGACTGGATAGATCACTGGTACAGCCCCCGGCAGTTCTGCGCTGGTGTATTGAGCGTGCCGATACACGCACAGTGGTGGCAACCCATCCCCCAGATCCATCATCAGGCACTCCACCACTCCTTTTCCATACTGCCAGCCGTCCACCGCAATGTAGGTCTCCGAACCTTCGTAGCAAAACCGGCTCCACACATCTTTGAGCTTCCTTGCTTGTACCATTTGATTATCCGGGGGTGGCCAGTCGTCGATGTAAACCTGTTGTTTGAGGTAGCGGTTCCGCTTCAAAAAGTCCTTCTGCTTAGTCAGTTTCAGCACAGTCAAGGCACACTTGGCGTTTTTGGCGCCATCTTCATAGGAGATGTCATAGCCCACTATATAGATCACATCTTCCGGCTTTGTGGTGCATCCAGGATACTTGCAGCAGTGCTGCCGTTCCATTACCATTAGGCATTGGCTGTCCATCAAAGTCTCATCGGTAATCATAGGAAACTCATCTGACCCGGTGTACCGGCTCTCCATCTCCCGCATCCACTCGTCAGCAGTCAGCTCCTCTTTCAGGTTCATGGCCCATTCATAGGGTCGCATCAGCTGCAGCACCACGCATTCCCAACTGATGTCCATAGCAAAGGCACTTTCCCCCGCTGTCATGGCCTTCATCACTGCGCATCGGGTCTGATACGCATGGTTCTGCTTCCGTCCAGCAGAAGTGATGGCGTGCTGCTTATAGCCAACATAGTTCTCATCCGGTTCTCCCTTGATGTTGTGCCACAGGCGCACAGCCGGCAAAACCACTCGCTTATACTCAGCATAGTCAAAGGGTGGGTTTTCCTCCTGGGCATATTCCTCAGCGGTCACATCGGATATGTTATCTCCCCGCATGGCCGCAATGTAAAATGCACTTCCCAGCGGAGTATCAATTTTGAAGTCATCCTTGCTTTCCGCCGCCACCCGCCATTGCTTTGCCAGCAGTGGATAATCGTGCTCGATCTGGTGAAATGTCTTGCTGGCAATGGCTGCCATCTGCTTATAGGACGGTCCGTAATAACTGCTTTGAATTCCAGGCCACACCAGACCATCCACCATCTTGCTCTTGAACTTGGTAGACGTCTTGGTCAGGCCACGGCACCCCGTAAAGTTTACTCGCTTATACCGGGCATACACCCGCATCTGCAGACGCTGAAAGAATTCTTCATTCTTATAGTCAGCCTGTTTCGATCTCATCAAGTCCAGAGCTTTGTCAGGAAACCAACGCAGAGTCCAAAGCAGAAACGCATCCCAAGCATTCTCATAGTTGCTATAGTCACGATCTTCCGTAGGTTTTTTCGATACCCAGCCCAAAGAGGAAATCCAAACTTTCCCCGTTCGCCTCGCCATGCAGTTCCCCCCTTCGCTCACTCGATTCTTTTTGGCGGCATTTTTACCAGCCCAAGTTTTTCATAGGCCTCTTGTTCCCGGCTCCCCTGCTCTTCCTCAAATTCCTCAAGAGTGTCTTCCAAGCGCATATCATCCGGCAACACAGGAAGTTCCGGAAGACCATCGTTGCTTCTCATCCTGTTTTCGTTTATCAAGATCATCTGCTCCACCGCATCCTTGGTGTAGGGATACTTCGGCGGTCTTCCAAACAAGATCCGAAACATTTCATCCGGGTCACATCGTTTCCCGTTTTTGGTCAGACCCGCTTCCTCCAGCGCGTCCGCCCAGCTGTCCAGCCGAAACTCCTCCATGGGCTTGGCGTCCTTCTTTCGCAGATTCTCCGAAGCCAGGTTTTCCTGGATCATCTTGTTCAGTTTCTGAGCCTTGTCTACCTGTCCCGCCGCCAACATTTTCTCCATGTCCATGGTCATCCGGCAACACAACCGAAGAATGTATTCCTGCTGTGTGTCGTAGCCACCCGCAGATACAAGACGGGCGGAGTACGTCGAAAACAGCTCATCCAGCCGGTTGTAGTCCTCCGTGCTGTACTGTTTTCCCGTCGCTCCGCTCCCCCACGTTTTCCTCTGCGCTTTCGTGCCCGGTTCTTTATTTGTCCTGGCCGCCACCTCTGCGTCGACCGCCTTACTGAACTCCCCTTTTTTCAGATTCCCGAAGATTTTCGTGATATCCGTCAGCCCATCCAGGAACCCATAGGCTTCCCCGTCCTTCCCCACATCCAGTTTTTTGATGTGCAGGTTGTCCAGGTAGGCCAGCCACGGGGACGATGGATCGTCCCGTGGAATGGCCTCCAGTTCAAAGGGCAGGTCAAAACTGATGCAGCAGTAGAAGAAGGCCAGACTTTCGCTGCTCACCTTGGCCAGGGTTTCGTACCAGGCTTCCTGTTCCGCCTCCGTGGGGCGAATGTTTTCTCTCAGCAAAGTTTACCCAGTCCTTTCTTCCGCTTCCCCACCTGCGCATCTCAACCCTCGGCGGTGTCCTCTGCCTCTCCCAGCACCTCACACCGCCCGAAGAGATACCACCCCTCGTTGGCCGCGCCCGTGCTGTCTCTGTAAGCAAGTAGAACCATATCATCACCGCCAAGATAATTGGCGCTGCCTGTGCAGGTGCCTACCACACCAGTCACGGTGTCCTTGAGCTTCTTGCCGAAAAACTTTCTCAGGTCCTTGTTTCTCTTCATGTGTTGGTGTCCCCTTTCGGTGATGTTTTTTTCAGCAACAGTCTTTCCCGCTGCCGTTCTGGAGCTGAAACGCGGCCTTGAACCGCGGCCCTGCTGATTACAAATCAGCCGCTCTTCCCTCTGAGCTATTTCAGCAAAAGGCCCAACCAGAATTGCACTGGGGCAGCGCCCCCCGCTGGGGGCACCGAGCGCCTTTTCCGGGCCGGCGCTTATCTATCAAAACAGGAGGCAATACCAGAAAATTGCCACGGGGGCGCCAGAAGGATTTGAACCTTCGCAACGCAGCAAACCACTGCGCCCTACCGGACATACCTGCCCGGCCTCTTCGACCACTTGAGTATGACGCCATTTGGCAGGACCGCCAGGACTCGAACCCGGATACGCGGTTTTGGAGACCGCTGCTCTACCACTTGAGCTACGTTCCTGTATGGTGGTCCGCCCTGGAGTCGAACCAGGATGTCCCCGGTTATGAGCCGGGCGCTCTGACCATTTGAGATAGCGGACCAGATACCCCTTGCGGGGTATGTTGCGGGTTTTGTCAGGCTTTCCGCAGGCCTGTTTACACCGTCACACGTACCTATGCTTAAATTGTCACACACCTTATCCATGGGCACCGTGTACTTTAGCACCCCAGCGAAGTTTTCAGCAAAATGGCGAATAGTACGTGCTTCGGTTCGCTTCGCGGCCGCAAAGCACAGAACTGATTCGATAGAAGCACAATCTCCTTCCATCAAATTTCCCTAGCTGGGAATGGTCACCCGTTTTGGAGTTGCACCAAAATCTGCTCTGGCCGGGTGATAGGGAACGCGGCGGCCGGCCCCCCGAACCGCCGCGTTTGGGAAGGAAATGCTACGCCCGATACGCTGCGCCACCTCGGGCCCGGCGACATAGAAGGGTACAAGGGAACGTAAAACGCCCCTTGCACCCTCATTTTGCCATACTTTTTCTCCTGCATGACCCCTTAAAAGGGGTTTTTTGAAAAAATTTCCCTTCCCAGCAAATAATCAAGAGAAACTTCAAAGAAATCAGCCAATTCAATCAGCGTCTGCAACGACGGTTCTTGTTCTCCTCGTTCATATCTTCCGATACTATGCTTGTTCATTCCGCATAGTTCCGCCAGCACTTTTTGGCTTATCTCCCGTCTGGTCCGTAGCTTTCGCAGACGTTCCGGAAACCCCTCCATTTCTCCCATCCCCTTTTACTTTTTTCGTTCTATATACGTCAGCGCTACCGCATAGGCCGCCCATACATCGGCAGAGAACCCATAGAACCAATCTGGGTTCTTTTTGGTCCCCTTCCCGTTTTTTAGATCATGGGTTGCAAATCGGTCAATCAGTGCGCGGCGGATATTGGCATCCTTGGCCCTGCTGTCATGGCAGAGATGGAGTTTTTCATCCTGGCGGTATATGTAGTCCACTGGCTTCTGTGCTGCTTGCGTGAATCTCCCCACCCATTCGCAGGTTTCAAAAACATTGCGTCCAACCGGCATGCCATAGCTTGCCAAACGCTCAATCACCACAAGATCATACTTCTCCAACTGGAGCACCAAAAGGACCTCGGCATTTTCTGCTTTGGCAAACCGCAGCGGACGTAGATCCTCGCTGTCTATGAAGCAATAGGCGCTCTGCTTGTCCCCTGGGTCAATCGCTAAGATTGTCATTCATTGCCCTCATGCTGTCCGCCCTCCCCGTCGTGGATGGAGCCGATGACCTCAATTCTGCTCGTTGACAGATGCATATTTACGCCCATGCTTTCAGCGCCATTCAACCAAACACAAAATCTATTCCACTCTTGGTCATAGCATACAGGGGCTTCTTTTTGTTCGCCGTTCCAGTTCGTCCAATGGATGATATCCCCCTCAAAAATCTTCGTTCCGTTCTTATCGGTCATTCCGGTGTACTCGCAGACCGTGGAGGGGGCAACAGGAAACACCTCCTTCATAATTCGCTGCGTGCTTTTTGCGCTATGAAATGGGCGAAGTTCTCTCGCTAAAGACTTGCTGATTACCTGATTGCCTGCCGGGTAAATCCAAGATTTGTTGTCTCTTTCAACGTAGTACCCTTCCACCCATTCGCCATTATCCAGCCGCTTAGCTTTGAAAAGGATTTCTCTCATTCTGCACCTCCGATGATTTCGTCAAGTGTAACGGCCATCCCATTGCCCTATCCAAACAATCTTCACACCACGGTTTCCCGTCCACTGTGCAGATTATTTCTTTTATTTCCCCACATTTTGCGCATTTAACCTCATGCTTATCCTCCTGGCCCATGCGAACGCCATAAGAGCAATAATCCGTTTCGGTAATTTCCATTCCGAACGCTGGGCAAATCAGAAACCCCTTCTTGTTGGTTTTTGCGTCCTGGTAATATTGGCAATCTTTACAGCGCACCACCTCCGCAACGTCAGCGGCGGGGAGGGCATCTATCGCTTTCCGTGCTACAGCAAGACCAATATTTTCAGGGGATAATTCTCCTGGAAAATCAACCAAAACGGCAAATGCCATTGCCCTTTCAATGTACTCCTTCATTCCTTTTCCCTCCGTAGTGCGGCCTCAATTTCCAAAATCGAGAATGTATGACTTAATGGCTCTGCATTCGGTATTTCAGTCTCCGCCGTGATAAATATATTTTCAGGCGTGTAATCCTTAATAACCGCATTGCACCAAAATCCTGTGCTGCTCTTGTATGAAATTTTATACCCAGGTTGGCACGGCATCACCACGCACCGCCTCTCTCTGTCCGCCAAGGCCAGTTCCCACAGGCGATCAAATGAAACCCCAAAAATATCCTCAATGATTTCTGAAAAGCTCATATCAAACAGACTGCATTTATTCATTAAATGAAATCCTCCTTCTGATCGCGTGGCTTCTGAATATTCCACTTTTCTGTGCTGCCGGGATATTCTGATGGGATAACCATAATTCCATTCTTTCTCATTATTTTCTTCATCCGCTCCAACTCAAGTTGGGTTTCATGGCAAATTACTTTTTCTTCCTGGTACATTTTCTGCAACTTCTCATTTTCAGCCTGGAGCGTGGAGAGGGCGGTAGCAGCATCAAGCGCAACGCCCCTTTCCAATTCTTTCCCTTCAAAATATTCATTTAGTTGCTCAATCAACTTTTCAATGTCCATCAGTTTTCCTCCTCTCCCTCCGGCGGGACGATGACCCCAATTAACGCCACAAGCGTTTCTCTTTCCACTCGCTTTCGTTCTGCGTTTGCCAAATATTCAAAATTTGGATGATAATAGACCTCCGGTTTTCGGCCTTCTTTCCTTTTGTGTCTCAGTTTTCCGTCACGAACCGCTGCATTTAAGGCGGCTCTCACTGTTTTTGGCAGAGACTTCACGATAAGAACCCGCTGAGTGAGCACTTTTTCCACGTTTGCCTCATCTGCGGTCATTTGCTCCCGCTCAACCATGTCCTGCAAATACTCTATGTCGTTTTGACTTATCATACTTCTCCCTCCGGCGGGCGGCGGTAGGCAGTCCATGTAGACCCATAGGTATCCATTTCGATGGCATAAAACCCGTCCACACAACTTGCCATTTCGAGCACATCTTCATAGTCCACGTCGCAAACAAGTTCCCATCGTCCAGAGCCATCAAGTCCTGTCGTTACCGTCCAGACAGGCTGGCCTTTCATCTCCCGCAGCTCCTCCAGCGTCAGCGGCTCGTTCGGCGGGGTGAGGGTGGGCATACCCAAAACAAGATCCTCTGCTCGCTCCTTATCCTGTTCGCTATCCCAGCTACATACCTGGATTTCAACCATCAGTTCATTGGCATCAATCGCCCTTGCCATCTTTCAGCGCCTCATTCAATCTCCCCACCAAAATTTCTTCCCCGTTTTCAGTAAGCGGCGCTCCGCATCCCGGACAAAAATGTAGGGAAAAGAGGCCTTTATTCCCGCAAAAAATAAATTGTCCATCAAAGCTTCTCCCGTCCTTGCAGTGGTGGCAACGCTGTTTTCGCATCTTCTTAGCTAATTCTTCCGCTTTAATCATTTTTCAGTACCTCCTGCACGATCTTCTTTGCAGCCTTGTTCCCGCACTCCCGGCTGATGGGGCGGAGGGCGGAGATGGCGGCTTCCTGCCATGCGTTCACCCATTCTGACAATGTTTCGGTTTCGATGTGTTCGCAAATCTCGTTGACGTTCACATCAGCAATCAAATCTTTTAGGCTCACTCCATCCCATCCTGCGTCATCTCTGTTCTTCCCTCCCCGGCCTAAATATCACAACCATGCACGGAAACGGTGCATTCCATTTGGCGCCGCCAAATTTTAGTCGGCCGGGCACAAACCGGATCTCTGCCTGGTAATAGATGTACCGGTGAAACCACTGCGTATCCGTTCTGGCTGGCAGCAGCATCACAACCGTGGCACCTTCTGAAACGCTGGCAACCGCTTTTTCGACCCATTTCCCGATCTTCCGTCCATAGGGAGGATTGCACCATACAACACCGGTCCAGGGCTGAGACAATCCGTCTTGCTCTGGGGTGTAATATCTTTCACACTTCGCATTCCACGGCAGAGCGCATGCGTCCAGGGAAAAACAAAACTCTGCATTGAGTTGGTCAAAAAATGCTTGCGGTGTTTCCCAGAGATCCGTTGTGCTGGTAAACATTCCTTTTGTGATACTCAATCTTTTCCCCCCAGCGTCGCCAATTCCCCGCCGCAAGCCATATACCCCGCGCCATCAATCCAGCTATCAATGTGTTCCGGGGTTACAGATGCCCGGGCAATCTTGAGCAAGGCCATCATGGCCGCCACATCCTCCGGCTCTAACTGCACATGGACCCCAGCGGCAACACACTTCGCACTGAGGTAGGTGTGCCAGAATTCCGCAATCAAACGGAAGTTGTTTTCTGGGCTTCCGTGATCCTGCTCCCGATCTCCACACACGCACTTCTCCGCAGCGGCGAGAATTTCTTTTCTTGTCATGGGGTTCCCTCCTTTCTGTTCGCATCCCACAAAAGTCTCTGCCCGCAATAACCACAATAACGGTTACTTTGGCGGCTTCCATTTTGCAGCCATTCCGCCTGGCAGCATCGTGGGCATTTGCAGGAAAGTTCTTCTAAATCCACAAGAATTTTGGCGGCGATGCCTTTTTCAATCGACAGCTCATGGTCTTTTGCGGATGCTTTCATCCATTCGCAATACATCAGCACGTCAAGCAGGTTCTCCTCTATGTACGTGAGCTTTCCGCGGATATCCGCAGGGTTATCCTCCGTTCCAGACCCGTATTTTTTGCCCCCTCTGGCCCGTTGTTTTTCCGCCACTCTTTTGATGCCTCTCCAATAGGGGTTCTTGCTCATGCCATACATCTCCTCTCAAAACGGCAAGTCGGGATCATCTCCAGTGATCTCTTGGAATGACACAACTTTTCCTTGGGTGCTGCACCGGTTTTTCTGCTTTGCCGCTTTCCCCGCGTCTACAAGGTCTCGCTGCACCGTGGACTTTGGAGATAACGCATGGAAGGTTTGCGTTGCCCCGTCAAAGTCCAACTCAATGTAGCCGCCAGAGAATCCTTTTTTATTCTTGGCAACTCGCAGCGTCCTGGGCGGCGTTGGCGGCGGGGAGCCTCTGGGAGCATCTTCTATGGCTTCTTCGTTGAGATAAAGCAGAAAGACCGCATCCGCGTCTTGCTCAATTTGTCCCGATTCTCTGAGACTATAAAGGTCAGGCACTTTACTCCTTGCACTCCTGTCAGGGCGGCTCAACTGAGACAATGCCACCACCAGTACTCCGAGAGAGACCGCCATTCGATGGAGGTCCATAGAGATTTGCGTGACATCCCGGAATCGGTCTCCCTGCCGTGTTCTGTGTTCCGGGTTGATGATTTGCAGATAGTCCACATAGACTACTTGATAGCCTCGGGCCACAGTTACACTGCGGACATCTGCCACAGACATCTCTGAGGCATGAATCACGTCAATGCTCCGCGTCGTGAATTCCTTTCTGGATTGAATGACTCGGGCAATCTCATCCTGGTCCAGGGTTCGCTTTCGGATTTTGACCGAATCCACCGAAACAGCCAGGGCATGCAGGCGGTCATAAACCTCATCCGGGTTGGTCTCAAAAGAGAAATACCCTACTTTTTGTGTCTTGGCCTGTTCCCACGCCATTTGGAGGGAGAGCGCCGTTTTCCCGGCGCTTGGACGCCCTCCCAAAATCACCAGGTCTCCCAGTGTGGACAAAACTGTTTCGTCCAGTTTGGGGAATCCCCAGGGGATATAGGACACTTTTTCGTCCTGCCTGAGAAGGAACTCCAAGTGCCCCTGTTCGGCAGAGACCACCCGAAGCGCGGCCCTCTGTACGACAACCTGATTAGCCTCCTCAATGAGGTGCTTTGCCTCCTCGGCACTCTTGCAGCTTGCCAATGCCAGCCCCAAGGTCTGCATTTTGGAAACCTGTGCTTGCTCCACCAGGAGATCAAGATAAGCGCCGCAGTTGGCTGCGGTTGGCGTGAGCTCCATGATCTGGAGAATCAGGTTGGTGTACTCCTCCCCGGCAATCCCACGGACAGTCACCGGGTCAATGGGACGCCCCTCTTGGTACAACCGTTTCGCTGCGGCAAACAGGGTTTTGTATTCCCCGGTGTATTGCTCCTCCCTGGTGCGAAGGAAAACCTCCCCCGCACACTTGTCTGCATCCAGCAGCAGAGAACCGATCACGCCCAGTTGTGCATCCAAGTGTGCGGAGGTTTCTTGTTTCTCCGTCATAACCGATACGCCCCCTTCGGCAGAGTCTGCTCCGGCTGCGGCTCGGGCTCCTGGGGCGGGGTCCTGTGCTCATCCTCCCAACGCCGGTGCTTGAGCCACCGGCAGGCATAGGGGATGCCAATGCCCCGCTGCCAGTCTGGAGACTGCATATCCCGGGCCAGCCCAAGGGCCATCTCCCGGAGAAGAACATCATCCGGTTGTAGCTTGTCCCACTCCCGAATGGCTGCCTGCTTGTCCTCCCCCCGGGGATAGGACTCCCAGAACCGGGCAAACCGCTCCGGCTTCCAGTCTGGGGCAGCCTTGGGCTCCCGTTTCTTCCTGGACACGCTCCCGTCCCCCTGTGGGGGGATTATAGGGGGGTTAGTCTTTAAGTAATTTGTTCTCTTAGTATTTTGTAGTGTCGGATTCTCCAATGTGCGGTTTTCCGATGCAGGCTCTTCCGGGGTAGGTTCCGGCGTATCAGGGCCCGTTTCCGACGCTGTTTGAGGGGCCTCATAGATCACATATTCCGCCTCCCGCAGCTTGCCATGCTCGTCCCTCGCCCGGCCACGAACCATGTACCCGGCATCCTCCAGTTCCGCCAGGGCAGACCGAACCGCGTCCCGTCCTTCCTTGCAGAGGGAGACCAAACCCTCCACGGAATACACCCAGTCCTCGGGCAGGGACAGCATCATCGACAGCAGCCCCTTGGCCTTGAGGCTCAGGTTCCCGTCTTGCAGGTGATGGTTTGACATCACGGTGTAATTTTTCTGTTTTTCTACACGGATAATGGCCATGAGAACACCTCCTATTTTGGGTTGGGAAAGCCCCCTGCGCTTATACCATGCGCAGGGGGATGCCCCGGCGGGCCAAGGCGGCGTTGATCCGGCTCTTTCCCATCTCTTTTCTGCGCCGAGCCTCCTGGCGCTTTCTGGCCGCTGGGGCAATGGCCCGCAGTAGGATGTCCATGTCATGGCGTTCTTTGATTCTTTGGACCTCAGTCATGGTCTTATTTCCTCCCTTTCAAATCGTTTGCAGGGCTGCCGCAGGACCCCGCGGGTTTTCCCGGTTAAGAGGCAAGTGCCCTTGCTGATGGGCACAAAGCCCCATACGTTTCCCCGGTTGGGCCGGTAGTGCTGTTCAAACCAGATGCAGTTGACGCAGGCCCGTTCACTGGTTTCAATAGAAACCTGCCTGGTGCGCTTGTGGGCGCAGTAGTTCTCCACTTTTGCTGTCATGCCGCTCCTCCTTTGCGGTGCCATATAATGGCACTTATTTATGCGTCAAGTATAGTGTACTATTATGGCACTGTCAAGACCTTTTTTAGGAGGAGTAACTATGTTTTCTGATCGTCTTAATAAAACCAGGAAAGAACGGGGCATTACTGCCCAAAAGATGGCCGACGAACTTCAAACCGGAATCAGGAACTACCGTAAGTATGAAAGCGGTGACGCGAAGCCTACGCTTGATGGGCTGGTGCAAATAGCCGACATTCTTGATGTTTCTACTGACTATCTTCTCTGTCGGGATGAATTTCTCGCAAAACACGTTGATTGACTTCCAGCAGATCCTCCAGATCATCCCACAAAGGAATACTTCCTAATGTCTCACCAGATTCAATCTTTTTGTAATGCCGTAACCCTACCCCCAGCTTGTCCGCCATGGCCTGCTGGGTCATTCCCGCTGCCTTCCGGGCGGCTTGCAGGTTATTTCTCAAGGGTTTTCCCTCCTCCACGCTTCCTGGGGCATTTGTGCAGAACCTCTTTGAGTTCTTTGCATCCGGGGGTGCACACAGGGCGCTTGCAAGACAGGCAAAACGCAATAGCAGCCTGTGGGTCCGACCCACCGGGGTCTGGGGGTGTAAACGGGGCTCCGCTGGATTTCCAGGGCCTGCTCGCTGGCGTTATATCAGGACGGTCTCTCATCTTGAACGATCACCCCTTTTCCCTGCCCTTGTCGGCGTTGCAACGCTGACAAGGGCCCTTTTTACGGTCTGGGACATATCACACCGCCCGGATCTTGGACAGCTCCAACGCCTTGGCCACATCTGCGGCAAGGTACCGCTTCCGCCCATTGACCAGCACGGGGTCAATCCCCTCTGACCGGATCCAATTCATGGCGCAGGTGTAATCCTGGAGGCCGATCACTTTTTTTACTTCGGCAAACGTCAGGCAGATGCCAAAGAGTTCGATGATCTTATCTTCCAGCTGCTTTTTCTTCCGGTTGTTCATTTGAGGCTTTGTGCTGGACTTTCCTTTCCCCAGTGCGCTGGGGTCACAAATTTTGACTTTCGGCATATCATGTCACCTCAGTTCGTTTCAAACAGATAGACTCCGCGGCGATACATTTATCCGCCTCATAAACTTCCATCCGCAAGACCGTCTCGTCCAAAATCTCCATGAGGTAGGCAGAATACAGTGTGGTCCCGTTTCTCCACCACATGTGTTGATTTTTTGCAATCGTGGTCCCGAAGTGTGTCCGACGGATTTTCGGCAGCGGGACCGGAAACGGCATCTGTTCCGCACAGTCTTGCACCAGCCGGTACATGTCGGCCTTTTTTGTATAAATACTCATAATTTCCTCCCTTCCCGGGCCCCGTTTTACGAGGCCCGGGTTGTTTCTTCGCGGATTGCATGGGCCGCCGCGATCCCGGCCATGTAGCCCAAAATATATACCTGTTCCTTTTCAGGGAGACCCGGTAATACGGCCACAATGGTTTCTGCAATGGAATTTGCAGAGGTTGTTTCCCGTGGGTTCATAGGCTCACCTCCTCTCTTGTCCCCCTCCCTCCGCCTGTGGTAGAATGGGCGAAAAGGGAGGTATAATAACTATGACACCAGATAGCAGCACTGTTTTACAGATACTTCATAACCGCGGCCCCCTCACGCCGGATGAAATTTACTTGCTTTTGGATTCATCTGGGCCGTGGCTATACTCAAACATTTCATACCTAAGAAGGAATGGATGGATAGTTGCAGAGCTCCCGAAAGAGATAGAAAACAGTAATGGTGTTTTCCCGGATACTAAAATAAGCATCACAGAAAAGGGGAAAGAGGCTCTATATGACCATCTTAATCGGGAAAAGATAGAACGGAAGATATCCATTCGCTACTGGATAACAACTGGAATATCTCTGGTGGCCCTTGCTGTTGCTATTATTTCAATAGTCCTACAATTCCAATGATATTAAGAATAATAGCTGCGGACATAATGCCCCATGTGATATACCACGCCCAATCCGGTATGGTGTTACGCTTTTGCTTCCGCCGCTTCCATTCCAGGATATAGTCGTCATTTTCCTCCACCCGTGCATTCCACTCAGTGGGACCTTCGTTTTTTCTCATTCCGTCACCTCCTCTTGTCCCCCTCCCTCCGCCCGTGGTAGAATGGGCGGAGAAAGGGGATAATCTCATGGATGAATCAAATATTATTGTTATTTTACAAATTATCGTCTCTCTGTTAGCTGGCGTTGTCGGTGCTATACTTGCCTTAGTCGGACAGCATTTGGTTTCAAAAAGAACAACAGAAACTGAGATGAAGAAAACTGTCTTGGCTACTTTCCTGCCCACAAGGCTGAAAGCATATACTGACTACATCTCTGCCCTAAAAACTTGGAGTGAAGTGAGAGATGATTCTTCCTGCGCAGGGATGTATCATGCAGCAAACGCGGCAACTTTAGTTGCCAGCGAAGAAACGATTCAGAATCTTTCTGCTGTGCAACAGTTCATCATTGCGTATCAAGAAACAGGAGAAATGCCCCATGAGCAAGAGTTTGGCAAGGCAAAGTTATCGCTGATTTTTGCTATGAACAAAGATCTGATGCACTACCACGCCCCAGCCATCAGCTTAGACATACAGTAAACACATTCCCGCAAAGGATACAAAATACGCGCCTCCAAACCCGATAGCAGCAACCAAAGCATTGTCCTTTGGATACTTCTGCTTCGGGAAAAGCCGTACCACTATCCAGGTGGCAGCTGTTGCAGCTATCCCAATAAAGAAGCCGAGAAGAACTATTTTCGTCACCTCCTTCCGATCTTGCCTACCTCCCTCCGCCCGTGGTAGAATCACAGGAGAAGGGAGGTGCGAATATGGATGTTTCTCTCATAAATGATCTCAACCGTTTTTTTGATGTGTTTAATGCCCGGACAGAAGAATCTCTGAGAAGAAATTTACCTTCCGAATCAGCCAACATTGCGTCCATGGCTGTTTCGGATGAAGTAAAATTACTTCGTGAGTCTATCCTCGCCAGGTTGGAAGACCATCTCAACCGTTGACAATCTTCATCTCATCAAGAAACTCTGCGGACAAACGGATGGCGTCCATGGCTTCTTTGATCGTCACAGAGCTGGCCACCACCAGCTCTGTGATTTTCTTTGCGAGATCTTTGGACTTGTCATTTGGATCAGAAAGTCGATAAGTGAGTAATTCCATTTCGTCACCTCCTTAATATGCTCGCGTTTATGCGAGTTAGTCGGCGAAAAAAATAGCTATTCGCTCGGACTCACTGAGATTCAGAATATCCGCAATTTTGAAAGTTTGAGCCAATGTAAAGGTAACCCCTCCACTGCCCAATTTTCGATAATATGTGCTCTGACTGATTCCAAGCTCTTTTGCCATTTCTTCGCCGGTCATTCCTCGCTCTACGGTTTTACCTTTCAAGCGATTAACATCTACGTGCAAAGTATTCCCCCTTCTTTCCTTGCGTTTTTGCAATTCTTTTCCCATATAATACTCGCGTTTCCGATAGATGTCAATACAATTTTGCGTTCATGCGATATTTTTCTGTTGAATCCCTTGCATTTTTGCGAGGGTTATGTTTTAATATGTTCGTAAAGGAGGCGGCTGAAATGGGTGTTGGCGAACGCATCAAAGCGCGGCGCAAAGAAATTGGATTATCTGCTGAACAGGTCGCTAAAGAACTCGGAGTTTCGCCAGCAACTGTATATCGGTATGAATCCAACGATATTATGAATATGCGAATTGATAAACTGGAACCGATTGCAAAGGCTTTACACACGACTCCTGCCTATCTCATGGGTTGGGAGGAGGACAAATATTCCATTCCCTCTAATGCTATTCCTATTGACTTCAAAAACCTCAAACGAATCCCCATTCTGGGCCGCATTGCCGCCGGCGTGCCGATCTATGCGGAGGAAAACATAGAGGGTTACACCTACACCGACTTAAACGGCGGACATGAGTATTTCGGGCTCCGGGTGCGGGGAGACAGCATGGACGCAGCTGGGATCAAAGACGGCTACGTTGTGATCGTCCGGCGGCAGGATATTGTGGACAACGGACAGATTGCCGTGTGTCTGATTGACGGGGAAGAGGCCACCCTGAAACGGTTTTCCCAACTGGGAAACACAGTCACCCTAATGCCCCAGTCCACCAATCCAGACCACCGGCCGTTTATTTTTGATATTACCAAGACCCATGTGGATATTTTAGGGTTGGTCGTCCGGGTGGAGTTCTCACCAACCTGATAGGAGATCATTATGGATCACACACTTTCCCCTCTCTATACCCAGCTGACCGCCCTGGCCGCCAAGCACGGCGCTCAAAAGCTGGTCCTTTTCGGCTCCCGGGCCAGGGAGGACCATACAGAGCGCAGCGATATCGACTTAGCCGTCTACGGGATGCCCCCAGAAAACCGGCCCTTCTTCTGGGCGGATACCGAGGAATTGGACACCCTTCTCAAGCTGGATATCGTTCATATAACAGACGGGTTAGAGCAGAAATTTTTAGAAAATATTGAAAAGGAGGGGGTCGCTTTGATGGATCGGACCCTGGAAAAACGCGACAAGCTGAACATGGCCCTGGCCCGCTTGGAGGAGGCTCTGGGTGCATACAGAGATACCCCCACCACCGTGGTCCGGGACGGTGTGATCCAGCGTTTTGAATTCACCACAGAGTTGGCCTGGAAGGCCGCCAGGGAATATCTGCTGGACCAGGGCTACACGGAGATCAACAGCCCCAAAGCCGTCATGCGGCAGGCTTACGCGGATGGGCTGATTACAGACCAGTCCGGCTGGCTCAAGCTACTGGAGGACCGCAATCTGACCTCCCATATCTACAATGACGCCACCGCCGGTGAGATCTTCCAGCGCATTGGTGCAAACCATCTTGCCCTCTTTCAGGCGCTTTCCAAACAGTTGACTGGTGCGGAGCGCTGACGGAGGACAGACCCGTGGCAGATAGGCGGGAGAGAAGTTGAAAAAGTGCAGTAACTCCACCGCCGGGGGCGGTAAGAATAAAAATATTGGAGGAATCAAGTATGGAAACAAAAGAGAAAAAGAAGAAGGGGAAAGCTAAGTGGATCGTTTTAGCCGTTGTCGTTGTTGTCATCATTGCTGCTATCGCCGGCGGCGGCAATGATAATACGCCCCAAACTCCCTCAAGTGAAGATCCCGTTGCCACTTCAGAACAGTCGGCGAGCAACCAGGAAACATCGGAAGAGAAAAAAGATGCAGATGTCCCCACAGAGTACAAAAATGCGCTAAAGAAAGCCGAGACATATAGCAAAACAATGCACATGTCAAAGCAAGGAATCTATGATCAGCTTGTGTCTGAATACGGAGAAAATTTTCCGCCAGAGGCTGCTCAATATGCTATTGATAATCTGGAAGCCGACTACAAAGCAAATGCACTTGAAAAGGCAAAAACATACTACGAAACAATGAATATGTCAAAGGAAGGAGTTCGGGATCAGCTCGTTTCTGAATATGGAGAAAAATTTACGCAAGAAGAAGCTGATTATGCAGTAAACAACCTTGAATAAATAAAGACCGCCCCCGGTGTTGGCGCACCGAGGACGGCTGAAAGGGCAGTAAACTTTGACAGGTCATACTGCCCTCTTATTTTACACCAGAATAGGAGGAAATGCAAATGGAACACGAGAAATGGAACAGGGAAGTTTCGAACGATAACAGGTTTCTCGATTTATACTCTGCCTTTATATTTCTTGAAGGGCGGAGAAGGAGAAAAGCAGATCGGGGTGACGTCCTGTGA